CGCGGTCACTACGAGGAGGTCGCTGGTGTCTTGACCCTGCCCGGCAGTCTGGGCCAGCGAGATCTGTACGTCGATTAGAGTGCTCTCGTCGATCATGAATCCTCCTCGGTGCTACTCGTGATGGTCAGAACGTTGGTTACGGGCGGGGTGATGACGGTGAGCTCCGCCGATGCCAGGTCGAGTACCCGATACCGTAAGCATATCGCGCGACGCAAGTGCATCCGGAAGTCCAACCTGCGAACCCATACCTGCTTGATCAGCTCCGACATCGGCTGAGGATCATCGACCGAAACGTAGCGGATGGAAGACTTTCCGAGCGCCTCCAGGTTCTGAGGAACCCGCACGTTGTTCCAGATCGAGGAGGCGGCCGTCTCGCAGAGCGGGCCGTAGATCGTGATGTCGACGCTGAACAGCTCGTTCGAATAGATGAAGTCGAACGCCGGTGCTGTGGTCTCGCCATTCCCGCCGAACTCGCTGGTGCCGAAGGGCTGGACTCCAAAGCCTCCGTCGCTGGCCTTGTCGCGAACGTGGTGCCTGAAGGCGTCCCAGTCCCGATTGCGGTTCTTCACCCAGAACGCCAGCCAGGTCGTGCTGGTGTCCGGCTGCTCCGGGATGGGGTTCTGGTACTTCGGGCGGACGAGCGTGTCGTCGAGGCCGGTCAGCCCCACGAAGAAGGGTTGGAGGACGTCTGCCAGGGCGTCATCGTCGAGGGGCGTCTCCTCCGAGAGAAGGTAGCCGCCGGTGCTGCTGTCGTTGATGGGGTTAGTAGCCATTCTTGCGCTCCAGCGGCAGATCCGCGACCTTCTGAGATGTGGCGGTGGCCTGAGTCCAGCCTTCGCCGAAGACGAGGTAATCCTCCACATCCGTCACCTGCAGCTCGAGTCCCCGCCACAGAACCACGTCCGCGATGATCCCGTTGGCTTGCTTGCGGAGAGCGCACTTGGCGATGACGGTGTAGGTGCTGGTGGCGGTCACGGCGTCTTCCGTCTGGCTCTGCCCGTTCTTCCCCCCGGCGGCGCACACAACCCCGCGGACGCCCTTGAGGGTGACGGAGGTGGACTTCGACCGGCCGCCAGGCGACATGACGAGCGTAGCGCGCACGACGTCGAAGGTGCTGGAGAGCATCGGGCTGTTGCCGACGACGGCGATGGGGTTCAATCCCGGCACTAGCTACCTGCCCTTCGGTTGCGCTTGACGTAGTTGGTGGCGTTCAAAAGCTGGCCGGTGTCGATGTAGCGGTTGGTCCGGGTTACGCCCCGGCGCTGGCGGGCGGCGATGGTGGAATCAGCCAGGGGCTTCCATGGCCCAGCGATGATCTTGTCCTTGATGCCGATGACCCCGGCCATGCCGGCGGCATCAAGGGCGGCTTCGAACCGCTCCTTATTGCCATCGAGGACAGCGGTGGCTCCAGCCTTCAGCGCGGCGATAATCTCCACCTTCTTCTCCTCAACACCGTCCTCCATGAAATTTCCGGGCGGAATGCCCTGTGCCGGAGACCCCTTATCTTGGATTGCTGCGAGCTGGGCGTTCGTGAGCCCATCCTCGTCGTCACGGTCAGTCGTACTCTCCGGATAGCCAACCAACACCTCCCGATCTCCGAGCGCCTTCAGCGCGGCCATGAAGTTCGGCAGCGTGTTTGTGTGAAGGACGACATGCGCGTGGATCGAGGGATTAGCCATTCCGCCAGCCCGGTCCGATCCCGACGATGCCGTTCAGAACGAACAGGCCACCACCGCCGTAGCCCTCGCCGTAGAAGCTGCCCGTGAACTGTATTGGGCCAGCGCCAAAGAAGGAGATCAAGCGCGCCAGGCGGATCCCATAGATGGTGAGGTTCCAGTGCGAGGCTCCAGCAACGGTCGCGGACGGGACGTCGTAGCTGACGGAGGTGGCCGCGCCAGATTCGCCGCTCACCACGCCGCGCGCCAGGCCGGGAAGGTCGCCGCCTCCCGCAGAGTAGGCCTCAAGAACGATGTTGTGGGCAACGTAGAGATCGATCGCGATCTTCCACTGATCTCCCCAGCGGCATTGATTGAGCATGCTGGTGGCGATATTGATCCAGAACTGGATCTGATCGTCCGGCCATGTTGCGGTGCTTGCGAAGACAGGGAAGTCCTCGCGAAAAGACCCGATGGTCACTGGCGGCGTTGTGGACATCGGGCCTCCTCGGCTACTTGGCTACAGGTGCGGTCTTGGCAGCTTCGCCAGGCTGGGTTTCGGCTGCGGGGATGACGGGCGGGATTGCGGGAATCGGCGCGCCCGCGATCTTCACCCCATTCAGCGCGAGGTACGGGTGGGTCGAGAGGGCGACTGGAACCTGATGCTCACCCGCAGGGAAGTCGATCGACCGCGTGTAGTCAACCGTGAGCAGCACGCGCTTGGGGAAGATCATCTTCACTGTGTCGCCGGCGTCAAGCACCGGAGTATCGGGAACCTCAGCAGCCGTCGACTTTCCGACAGTCGCGGGGTCGATGGCATTCTCGGCGTTGAAGTCCGCGGCTACCAGGCGCAGAGCAGCCTGAAGGTTGCCGTAGGCGACGTTGAGGACTTCCTCCGGCTCTCCGGGCTTGTAATCGACGTAGGCCGCGTTGGCGAGGTCTACCGCACCCTGCAACCCTGCCTTGGACTTCTCGGGGATGTCGGTGCCCTTGAGCTGCTTCTCGACCGACGTGATGAGCAGTTCGAGCTGCGCTTTGGCTTGGCCGGGCTGAGGACCGGCGGAAGGTGACGGGATCAACGGCTGGTCGATCTGACCATGATCCGTCACCACGGGCTTCGATCCAGTTGCGACCGGAGCAGGGGCATTGGGAAGTTGTGCGACGATTACAGGGGTATTGGACATGCGGACATCCTCTCACGAAAGGCAGCGCATAAAGCGTCATCTCTCGCAAGAATACCAGCCGAGGTCAAGCCTTAGCCTCCCTGACGCGCCGCGCAACCTGACCCGCCTTCATCTTCAATCGTGTCTCTTCTGATACCGCATGCCCCTTTAGCGCGGCCGACACTTTCGCGCGCGACTCGGCGGATTTATTACGAAGAGTCAACGATGCCACAATCTTCGCTTTCGTATCTGGGGATAGGACGTGACCCACCTTCACATGATGACGCCCTTCCGCGACCCGCCGTAAAGCTGCCTCCTTCATCTTCTGCCTCGTCTCGGGGCTCTTCGGTTTGCCCTTGTTTAGATTGCCATAAGTATTCCCTTTTAGCCGGTCGGACATCCCAGCAGGAACGCGGCCTCTGATCTTTGCACCAATCTTCGCTTTCGTCTCTTCGGAGTGCGGGATTCCGGCGCGGCGCGCGTTGCCAACAAGCCCGGCGCTGATTTTAGCCGAAATTCTATCGCGCAACTCTTGGGTCATATCCCGCTGGCCGTCGCCGCCTGCCGTTTGATTTACGAGAGGGCCAAGAGGTTCTCGACCAATCTCCGCAATCGTTCTGATCTCTAGAGCCACGGCCTCATCCCTCGTTAGGCCTTCAGCCAGCTTTACCTTGGGAATCGACACGCCGCTTTCCAGCATCCCGCGAATGATTCGGCTCCGGTGGCTATCGCGCTCCTTGCTTTTGCAAGACCGCTCGTGATCGAGCCAGCGATTGCCCTTGCCAAACCCGACATAGAAAGGCGTGCCGTCTTCACGACTCAAGATATAGACATAGTAGATGTTTGCGGACATAAAAATGGAGCCTCCTAAGGAGACTCCATTCTAACAGATTTCTATTATAACTAACCACTACAACCCATCAAAGTAGCCGACCGTTTCTGGGTAAGGCATCTCGACAACGCCGAGCTTGCAGTAGTAGGTCGTGAGGTGATAAAGCCCACGATACTCGACCGGGGTGCGCTGCAGCATGGTCTTGGGGAAGCGCACGAACCGCTTGTCCTTGGTGTAGACCGTTGCGCGGTCCACAGTGCCGGTCGTGCCGATCGTGCCGCCGACGCCTGCGCCAACTGCCCACTTGGTGGAGCGGATGGAGAGCCGTCCCTTGCCGTCCGCGGTGAGGAGGTTGTTCTCCTCGATATACCGCTTGATCGACATAAGGCCAGAAGCCGTCGCCACCTTCGCCGTCGCGATGTAGCCGTACTGCGCGGGCGGGATGAGGATGTCGGTCGGGATGACTGCCCAGGCGGAAGCGGCCCAAACGGTCGTCAGCATGAAATTGAAGTCGTTCAGGATCTCGTCGGGGGACTTGCTCGCCCAGGTGGTGCCACCCTGCGCGCCCTGCGGGAGATTCGTGACCGTGGAGACCTTGCTGTTGTTCAACAGGCCGGTATAGCCGAAGCCGGTGTCGCCGATGTAGACCTGCTCATCGGTGTCCATCTCGTGTTTGCGGCTCATCGCCTCGAACTTCTGCTGGTCGATCGGACGACCGATCTTGGCAGACGCTTCGATCTCGGGGATCGTATAGCCCAGCTCGTTGGCCCAGAGGGTCAGCGGGTTGGCGATCTTCGCGATGTCCAGCGAGACGCCGGCAATCTGGTTGGCGTTCTTGCCAGCCCAGCTCTTGCCGTTGCCGATACCCTGTCCTGCACCGAGGCCGCCGTTCGAGAAGAACGTCGAGAGGGTGTAGGAGCTGGCGTCGTCCGCAATCGACACGTCCTCACGGGTGTCGATGTCGCGCGACCACTTGATATCGATGAGGGGCATGTTCAGCGTCATGTCGAGACGCTCCAGCTCTCCGAGGAAGAACGCGCCGGTGGAGTCCACGTAACGGCCGTCATGCGTCTGGGTCTTCTGGCCCAGCGGCTTGCCGAGTGCGTTGCCGTTGCTGTCGATTGTGCGCTGGCTGTCGAAGGTGAGCATTGCTTATTCTCCCGGAATCAATCTGGTGATGCATACCGGGGTGCCGCCCCGGCTCGGGTTAGAACGAAAGGTTGGTCGAGACCGCGCCTTAGATGTTGTAGGCGATCTCACCTACGCCGGTGGAATCAACGCCACCCTGATAGGTCGTAGTTGCGGGAAGTGCGAAGCCAGAACCGCCAGGGTTCGCCACTTCGAATCC